ATGAGCAGAGATTACGAAGCTGATGTTATCGCGTATATCATGGAGCGATATCCAATCAGGAAGCGCTGGTTCAAACCGGACCTTAAACAGGTCACTAAAGAATGGACTCTACAGGATGATTTCCAGTTTGTACCGGAAGATGCTCAAGACTTTCTTTTAGACCTGTTTGAAAAGTTTAACATTGAATATTCTAACTTTGATGGCAGGAATTACTTTGAGTACGAGTACCCATTCTGGCAAAAGAGACTATCACCAGAGCCAGAAATAAGGCCGCTTTCAGTCAACATGATTATCGAATCAGCAAAGGCTGGGAAATGGCTTTATGACTGAATGCCAAGTGGGGCAGTGCCCCACTTTATTCTGATAAACCATGAGGAAATTACTGTCACTCCAGATCCATGCTGAGAGAAAACCCCTGCTCAGATAGACGGAAATCAAGCGATGCAATTTTCCACTCCCTGTCTTCCACGCTTCCGAACCCACTGGTGGTGATCTTCCCCTCTGCCGTCATTGGCATCATTTCTGGCATTGCTGGCAGAACCAGGGACATTCCCGTCAGCTTTTTCGAACTGTGGGCACTACAACCACCAGCAACTATCCGAGCACCTTCGATATCTTTCTGTGGCACAGGATAATGAGTAACCGGCTCGCCACTGCCTACCGTTAGCGTTTTTATTCTGCCGCTGTCTGCCATATCTTTGTAGCTCACAACAACTGTTCCCTTCCCTGATTTGCTGCTGTCAGGGTGATCGCTGTTATCGTGGTAACGCCAGTTACTGCACATATCTGGAGTGATGGTTCTATTCGGCAATGGCTGCCCGCTGACTGTGGTATCTGATCCCCGTGGCGTCAGCACCCAGTAATCATGCGTTACTTTGCTCACTGCGCCATACCGCGCCGCGATGCGAGTTAGCAGGTTCATGTCGCTCTCTCCGACCTGGTCAATATGGGATATCTGCTGGCTGACCAATTTCGAATCAACCCTGCCGGTGAGCCCATATTCTGAGGCAATAGAATTCACCAGATCTCCGAGCGTAATTCCGCTGTTAAACGAGCGTGTTTTCTGCGACTGCAATGTGCCGTGTCCGCGTTCGTTTGTCTTTGAAAAGGCTTTGGCGACAATCTCAACAACCCGTGGTTGAGATGAAGATCCACCAGAAGTGCGGGAGTCCACCACAAAGGTGCCTTTATTGACTAAGGTGCTGCCGAAGCCCAGCGCAATCGATATTTTCACCCCCTTTGCAGGTAATTTCATATCAGGTGAAACAACGGAAAAAGAAATCTGGTCACTTTGTTTGGAGCCAGCACCATAATCCTTTAACGTCAAATTAATGAGGTTTTCCCGAACAGCATCTGTAATGTCTTCACCTTCAACGTTGATCGTGATGTTTGGCTGCCACGGCTGGCTACCAGTGTCGATGTACGGCATAAATCAGTCCCACAATGAATTTTCGATTTTTTTCTCTGCCGGCTTCACTACAGGGAGAGTGAATGTGACGCCTGCATCAAATACTTCTGATGAGGTTAAGTCGTAGTTCTCCGTTGCATAAAGAACGGCTTCGAAGGTGTTATTGACTGCGGCATAATGCCGTGCGCATATAATGTCTAACCGCTCTCCGTATTTGGTCGTATATTCCACGGTTTACTCCAGATTATTTAAGGCTTTTTCATGATGCGGTTTTCGGTTAGTGCGATAATTGGGATTGTAATTTTTTGTGCTTTTGAAATATGGTTCCAACAATCTCCAATGGAAGTAAGGCGCTTCATATTAGAGCACCTTAGAGACCTTCCAAATGGTATGCCTAGATGGCTATTCACCCACACAGATAATATTGACCAGCTTGCCCACTATATGTTTGTGAGTGTTTCAGTTCTCGTGAGTATCATTGTTTTTGTGGTATCGCAGGTTTTCCCAACAACAGAGACCACTATCGAGAATTGACATCCCCCCCGCCCGAAGGACAGAGTTCTACGAGTCTCCAGGTGAATATCTATACGGGGTCAGAGCGAAGGGAGATCGAACGTCTCCCCACCGCCACCTGCACCCGAGGCTTGTGGGGTAGCACTATTGAAGGCATCGTAAATTCCCTGCCCAAACTCTTTTGGATCCTGACCGGGAAGTGTATTTACCGTGATGGCGACTTGATTAGTCTGCTGCGGCGCCAAACTCTTTGCTGATGGGATAGGCACACCAAACGTCTTATCGTCGAAAGTGATACCATCAGACACCCTGGCCTGGCTATGAGCATCTTTCCAGGCCTGCTCCCCTGCATTCGCTACACTTATCGACTCCTGATAACCGAGCATATTTACGCCTTGTTTCTGCTCCTCGGCTTCGATAGCACGCTGTCGGGCCTCCTGTGCAGAGTCCATTTGTTCCGGCGTTCTTTCATCGTTTTCAGGCAGGATCGCATCAATCCATTTAACTATCGCTGAAACAGCCCGCCCAAAGGTCTCCAGACCATGAACCACCCTTTCTGGTCCACCATTTTTCACCCATTCGGTGATGTCATTGACGATCAGCTGTTTATTGTTGCTGATCCACTGAGTGGCCTGCTGCTCCCACGCTTTTAACTGAGGTTCAAACGCTGCCCCAAGCTCACCGGCAATGCCCTGTAGCGCGGTTTCAGCCGACGTCCAGATGTTGCTGATCGTCTGGCTCGACTCTACCGCCCCCCTGGCCTCATCCTCAGAGATGTTATTGAGGTCCGCAGCGTTATCCATCACCTCTTTATAGGATTTGCCGGTGTTCGCAATGTAGGTCATCAGCTTGTTGGCCTCGCCGCCCATCAGCTGATCGGCAAGTGATTCCCCCTGCTGCGCAGTCATGGATTTATTCTGGATCCCGACGCTAATGGCCTGCATGACCTTATCAAACTGCTGCTGTTTGGTCCCTTTCAGCTGCGTTTTGTTCATGCCAATCTGCGCAAGCAATGGGTTTAACGTTTTATCGTTCCCCTGCTCCCCCAGTTTGTTACTCAGCTCTTCCGACAAATCACCGTAATTTTCGCCATTGAGGCCAGCCTGTTCAGCCAGAATGCTGCCAGCTTTATAGCTCTTGAAAGACATGCCGTACTGTTTGGCAAGACGGTATTCTTCGGCTGTTTTCTTATTGAGCGCCAGCACCCCGCCAATAATACCGGCCCCCGCACCAAGGCCCAATTTCGCTATGGCAACAGGAGCACCAACAACCGCTTTAGCAGCGGCAAACGGCAGACCGCCTGCCATTGATAGCCCGGACTCCAGCATGTTGCCCGGTGCAGCTTTCGCTTTCCCCCAGGCGGTTTGCGATGGTGAAAGGAACGCATTTTTATAACGCTCATTCCGGGCCTGTTTACGCTTTTGCTTATCTGCCAGTTTGTTTTCGCGGTCCTGCTGCGAGTTAAGGCGGGATAGCGCATGCTCTGCCCGTCCAATACCGGCGGCCACGCGCTGATATTCGCTCGCCAGCTCCGAGACATCTTTCCCGGCTTTGACACCGTCGCGGATCTGTTTCTCCAGCGCTGCCTGTTTTTTAACGAGGGTTTCGGTGGCCTTCTCCATCTTCTTAATCTGAGAAGTGGTGGTGGCTGAACCCTCTTTCATCTGCCGCATCCAGGCGGTTTGCGTTTTTGACGCCTTCTCCGACTCTTCGCTGATGTCGTCAATACCACGCGTTAGCTGTTTCAACGTACGCGCCATTGACGGATCGAGCGACGCCCCGAAGTTTATCGAGGCGTTAAACTTCTGCGATTTAGGTGCCACTTGGCTTGCTCCGTTTTATCGCCTGTTTCAGATAGTACCGCCAGGTGCTCACTGGCAGCCCGAGCTGCTCAGTGAACGTTATGCGACACCAGTACGTGATCCCCGGCTGATTGTTCAGGAACTCTCTTTCTAGCGCTCCGCCGGAGGTAACAAAAAAGCGTTAAACGCCTCGGTCAGCTGTTCATAGTCATACGCCGGGAGCTTGTAGAGATCACCTGGATTTAGCCCACACAGCCCTGCAATCATCGTGACCTCTTTCTCCAGGGGAGCGCCTTTATTCTTCTCAAAAGCAAGTTTGTCGAACACGGTTGGTTCGCGCATCTCGATGGTTTCAACTTCTTTCTCGTTCAGTTTGAACGGGCGGGACAACGTGATCAGGGTGGTATTAGCGGGATAAGACATAAATACTCCGATAGAAATAAAAATGGCGCCACGCGGGCGCCAGAGAAAGGTTATTGAAAGCGGGTTACATCAGCAGAGCGTCTTTCTCATCTGCCAAAACGTTCACACCGTTAATGCTGCGGATCATGTTCGGCGGGTCAATCTCGTAGATCTCTTTCCCGTCGACCGTCAGCTTGTAATAGCCCAGGTTCATCGTGACCGACATACCCACGCTTTCCTTGCCGTCTGTACCGGCTTCGTCAGCGGTAATCGTGCCGACGATACCTTCCAGCTCATCCACGAACGTATGCAGCACACCGTCGGTGTCACGATAGGTTCGGCGGATCTGAACTCGCGCAGAGCTGCCTGGAATAAAGCCGAACATGCCCAATACGTCCGTGTCCGCACCGGTTTTAAATTCGGCCTGCATCGGTTCCATACCGGTATCAACCGGCGTGGCCATATCCTGCCAGGTCGGTTTATAGTTGCCGATTGTCGCGGTCATGGCGGGCGGCGTGAGTGACAGGACACCGGCCACACGGATGTTATTGCCGAGCCACAGCCCGGACTTTGAGTAGATAAAGCCTGTATTCATAATGCCTCCTTATCAGGCCGCCAGATTGAATTCCTGCACGGTGTAGGTGTTGTCGATGGAGTACGTTGCGGTGATTTCTTCTGCCGGTGATTTAGGGCCAACCGCCACGTTGAAGTACACCTTGCCAGCCGCGAGTGATTCAGCGGTATTAAGGTCAGGATCCAGCCAGCAGCGCCCGCCGTTAATAACCCCGGCCTTGGTCTGCTGTCGCAGGTAGCTGTTCACCGAGCCCACAAGTGATGTCGCAAAGGCTTTATCAATCGGGCGATCGACATAGCTTTTAGTCACCATCAACTGGATCGAATCCTCGATAGCGTCCATCGTGCGGCGCACAGATTCGAAGCGGTATTGCGGGTCGTCGGTGCACAAGCGGTTGCCCCAGTGACGGTACGAATCCAGCATCACAATGGTGCTCACGTTCGCCTGGTTAAGCTGGTTAGCCACACAGGTTTCATCTCCAATAAGGAAGCTGTCTGTTTGTTCCAGTCCGGAGAAGCCGTAAACCTCATGGTTGGACTTCGACCACCAGTAGCCGTAGTCGTTATCGATGCGCACGCGGTGGCCTGCCGCTGCCGCTGAATACGGGCGACTGTTGGTTTTGCCGGTGACGTCGCTGGTGACCATGATGCGCGGGCGCAAAATCTCAACGCGGGCGCCGTACATCTGCCCACGCCGGGCCACGTCTTCTGGTGTCGCCATCGTGGGCGAATCCAGATAAGTGACAGCGCGACACAGGTTCGCAGTGCTTTCCAGCGCTTTGCCCACACCGTCGTCGGTGCTCCATTCCGGCGCAATGAGAATGCGCGGGTTATAGTTGAGCGTGGATTGTCCGAGTTTCAGCGCTTCAATCCCCCGGATAATCGCTGCACGTTGCAGGTCTTCCGATGGGATTTCAGGTACGCGAATAACGACAACAAGCGCACCAATCTGATTGAGGACGTCGTACATATCCGCGTAGAGCGTGCCGGCGTAGCCCAGTTTTTTTGCAGCGCTGCGACTGCCGGAAATGAGCGATGGCGTGAACAGTGGGAACGGTTCATTCTCACCACCAGTAAGCGCAGTTTTACCAAAAGGCAGCATCACCCCAGCGCCAGTCATCCCGTCCGGTAACGCGGCAGTAATGCTGAGCTCAGCAAGCCCCGGATCCAGTTCGCTTACCGCGGCAACAACATCCTCCGCCGTGGCAGTGATAGCGCCATTACCGTCGGTACCGAGAATGATAGTCAGCAGATCATCTTCGAAGAATGCCTGCGTTTCCGCACCACCCGATGAGTCGGCTTCACCACTTGTCGCCAGCACCTTGAGTTGATTTCCCTCGGTACCATTCTGGCTCGCACTGAAAATTATCTGGTTGTTCAGCAGCGAACTGCCCGTCATGAGCGTTGCCACCACGCCACGTTCAGCCAGTGGCGCGGTGCCGACGATGCCAATCACCGACATATTGACGGTAGTGATCTGCTTTGTTGCGTTATCCGTCTCTTTCGTACGGGTGCCATGTAAATCCATACTATTCTCCACATAAAAAAACCCGCCGGAGCGGGTCTGTAGACTAAGGGGCTGGAGGGTTATTTCGTGTTGACGTTACACTGGCTGTCGCGCTTGAGAGCCTGATCATCACTACACTGGATGTTGCCTTTGCGTTCGTCATGGCGGATGTACGTCAACACGTTGGAACATGCGACGATCAGACAACACGCAATCAATGCTGCGCTGGCGGCGGCCACTTTCTTTGCTTTCTTCACTTTAGTGCTTCCTTTTTACAAACTGAGCCATCGGTAATCACAACGCTGTTCCCCAGGCTTTTCACACTGACAACCGGCGGGCAATCTTTACCAGCATTCCCGGCGCTATAACTGACCATCGTCGCTGAACAACCGCCCAGCAGCAGGCTTAACACCATCAAAAATAATGCTTTCATACGCCGTAAATCTCCCGGTCGAGAGTGGCCCAGGTATCCTGTCCGCAAATCCCATCAACTTGCAGCAGGTTATCTGCCTGGAACGTCATAACGGCGTTCGCGGTGTCATTCCCGGCGATACCGTCAGCAGTAAGACCGAGCATCAGTTGCAGCTCTCGCACATCGTCGCCGGTACTGCCATTTTTCACCGTGCTGCGGGAAATGCCCTGCCCGTGTGCCAGCGCCAGTGCCTCCTGTGTTTCTGTGGCATAGGCCGCGATAGTCTGTGCTTTGTCGGTACCATTGATGATCCGACGCGCGTTGACGTAATCAGTGGAAGTTTCGGTGAGATAGTCGCTGAGGCTCTTGCCGGTGAACCAGCCCTGCGACATGCCGACGATCGCCACCTGTGCAGCAATCCACGGGGTCATAGCCAGGTCAGGCTGCATCACCAGCGGCACATCGCACTTCATGGTCTGGAAGTTCACCACCTCGTCCTGCGATTTCTGGTAGTTATCTTTCCAGGTCAGCTGGACATAGCCGCGACCGTCGTAGATCTGCCCTGTTTCGGGGTCTGGCTCGCCGTATGAATGCCCCGCTCCTTTGCCATATTCCTCAATCGGCTGCATCGTGGCGGCGGTTTCGTGGTACGTGGTGGCAAGGATATAGGCCAGCCAGCTAACCGGGATGCTCTTACCGAGCACGTTGTTGTAGATGAGATACGCAGCAGTGAAGCCGGACAGGCACTCTGTCTGCGTCTCATTCATTGAGCCATTAAACCAGACGGCATTCATACGCGTCTGAAAAGCACGCAGGGAAAATCCTCGCGTGCGCGATTTTTTATGTCTGAACATGAAAACTCCGAAGTTACGAAATAAAAGAAGGCACTGGCGGCCAGGCGGGGTCAGCAGCGGTTAAATCAACGTCACGCAACTCGTCGACGTATTGTTGCAGCACCAGCAAATTATCAGCATCACCGCTGCGCTGGTTACCAGCTGCTGCGCTGCACTGAATATCAAGAATTGCTGCTGCTGCCTTTCCCCTTACTGAATTCAGCTCGCCCTGATTTCTCAGTAATGTTTGTGCGGCCAGAGCATCAGGGTTTTGATAAATAGTTTCTCCGTCGTAAATCCATGAACCGTCTTCAAAACAGCCGTCAGGGATGCCAGAAAAACCAGCAACCGATAAATTTTTAGGTTCAATCATTGTCGCATCGCTAGCGATTTGACGTATAACACCTGCGCTATCAAAAGCGATGAATACATTCCCGGCGAGAAGTGGTGCTGCATGAGTCCACAGCAGGTCGTCATCACAAATAAAATCAATGCAGCCCACAGGGGTTTTATCATTACGGTATGGCTGTAAGTTAGTGAGTTGAGTTAACAATGCGCCGTGCTTGATAGCTTTCACTTTCCGTCTTGCCGTCAGAGACAGAGCTGACTCAAGCCCGACTCCCCCTGCAATGCCGAACCACGCCCCGTTAACGAGCTTCTGAATTGGTGCATAATAAATGGCGTCAACTTGCCAGTTTGAATCGTTATAGTCCGAAGCCGTACCAGTCATGACGCAACCTGCGGGCACAATTGACGTAGCATAATTGTCAGTTGCCCCCTGAGACTGGTTTGCACCTACCCGTAAATCCTGAACAAAACTTCCCTTAACCCAATTTTGAGAGGCCAGATAGATTTCTGCACCAGTTGAAATACGACGCATATAGGGAGCGTCTGGATTATCAGCTTCAAGGCCTATGTATGATATTCCATCTCGCTGAGGGTATCGGGTATCCGATTCATTCAGATTCAGGATTTGAATCCATCCTCCCCACGGGCCAGCCCCGTCAAACGCCCCCGAAAGCCCGCGTACGAATTTTGAACCTGTGAATGTCGTGTATTCCTGCTGTAAACCATATGCCGAAGGCGTGGCTATTAACGTTCCAGCCTGGTTTATTGGGTAATGATGCTCAGGCGTCGCAACCCCATTCGATTCGTTGGCAAAAACACCCTGCTGCTCTATAGCACCGATGGTGTTTAAATCGACCGTCGAATCAAGATTGATGATCATTGTGGGGAATGCATTAATATCCAACGGTGCCGGTTTATTAATTGTTGAATAGGCACTGCTCCACCCCGAAAACGCACCATCTGTAATACCCGCAGTTGCAAGTTGGCCCATTGCGCTCACAGCGACCATTGTCCGATATCCACTGGTCTCATGAATAGTCATGTAAATATCAAACCAGTTACCGCCAAAGTCCGGGGCATTGGTATATTCACTGGGGCTGTCACAGTGATAGAAACTTCCAGGTTCATTACTCAGAAATGTAAAAAGGTCCGTTCCCTTCGTTATCGGGATCGCTTTTGAAAGACCGTAATCACCCACCTGTAAAACGCGCCCGGCGGTTGCGTCCGTAGGAGATTCGGTCACATCGTGAGTTGCCGCCGTACCGCAGCCGATGTTTCCCCGAGATTCGGCCTGAGCCTCCACGCCCTGAGCGGCGATTTCTGAAAGGTGCTTATCCTGACGCAGATAAATAGTATTGCCCTGCGCCTCAGTCAGATAGCTGCCGTCCTGAACGGTTAATGTGATATCCGCTGTATCTGAGACGGCAAGATCGGCAAGAATTTTAAGCGATGCCGCATAGCCACTGTCAGGATCCGGCTTTTCCTGCTCTGCAAAATTACCCACGGCGTACAGTGTGCTATCTTCCGCAAAAATACCAATTTCGCGGATCGTATAACCACCACTGCTTGCCGGGATTACACACTCAGCTTCCAGAACAGTGCTATCTGAGATACTCACTATCAGCGAGCTAATGGCATCACGAAATGTTTCATTAACCAGCGAAGTTTGTGCAGCATCAGGAGTGACCGGCAACCCATTGCCATCGCCTACCGAAAAGTCGGTTAATTTGACCGGCTCACCACTCGCGTGCGCAGCAGCCTCCAGCGCCTTCCCCGCGTCTGTAATCAATAAATAAAAATCACTCATCGCGTTTTGCCTTAATTCTGATTGTCTGTTGCACGACGCAGGCGCCACCCCAGTACACATTCCCCGCTACTGATTGCTGACCGATTTGAATATCGCTCATGTAACTGCGGGCATTTTTTGCATCCGCGACCTGCTGTGCAATCAACTTGAGCTCATCGGCGGTTACGGCATAGCCATTAACTAAAATGCGAAACGTATACGGCTCGCCTACGGGAGAATCATTGAACCACTCGACGACATCAATGGATCGCCCCACGGCCTCAAGCGCATGCTTTACCGCGCCAGCGGTACCGCGTGTTTTGTTTACTTTAGGAGCACTTTTAATGACGCTACGCTTCTGCGCTTCCGTCCAGTTTTCATCCCAGTAAGTGACCGCGTATTCCCATGCCAGCCATGGCAGCAGTTCGAGAGGGCAATCATCCGCGCTTTTCACTGTGCGGATATCAATGGGCTGATCACTCGCATGGCCCATCACCTGCTCAAGAGCCTGTTCGCCTTGGGTTGGATTAGGAGGAAGGAGTGTCCGGTACATCGCTCCCCCTTTTGATGGTCAAATTGATGGCAGTACAGTACGACACTTCACCGAGGCCCACAGGGATCGTGGCTAGCGGTGAATCCAGTAAAACATCGTCGACGCCGGGTTGTTTCAGTGCCCGGTACACACCCGCCAGCGACACATCGATGTCAATTTTATGGACGCTATCTGCATAGCGTTGCATCGCCGACACAGCGGCCTGTTCTACCGTGTCGGCATCCGGCCCGTCCGCTATCAGGAGCGTCGCATCAACTTCATAAGTAACAACGTCAGGCGCCAGAACGCTGACGTAATCTGTAAGCGGTCGGGTATATTCCGCGCTAAGCGAGTCAGTTACCGTTTGAAGTAGCGCATCTGATGGTGTGCCATCACCTTCGGCGCTCAGTACATACACATGCACCCGTCCCGGCTGAATATCAGAAGACTCTTGCGGGCCATAGGCTTTTGCATCGAGCACACTACCGTCGGCCGACAGCGTAAAATATTCATAAGCCTGAATAGATCCTGCAGTGTTTCGCGCATACCAGGAGAGTCGAATACGGCGGCGGAACGCATCGTCGCTTTCCATAACGGCGGCTGTCGGTGGGATGGTGGTATCGTCAGCAGGCGTGATAACCAGACGAAACACTTCGTAATTGGCGCCAATCTGGTCGAGGTCGCTGCCTTTGGCATAGGCCAGAAGCACCGCCAGGATCCCGCTATTGAAGCGCGCGACGTTAACCATCTCCCGGTAAACCAGAATCTCGAGCAACTTCATCGACGGGTCACTTTCCACCAGCGCATTAAAAGTCGGGTCAAGAGACTGGAGTTCCGCCAGGCGCTTCGCTTTCAGCTCCCGAAACTTGGGCATTTCCAGTATTCGCGGTGGTGGTAACTGGCTCAGGTCAATCGTATTCATAGACGTATGTTCTCCAGCACAACCGTGCGCTGATTCTCTGTATCAGTGGCCCGCAGAGTGATCGCTATCTCTCCCTCCCCCGCCTTCAACACCTCGATACCGTTAATCGTTATTCGTGGCTCCCAGCGGGCAATCGCCACCGCCGTCGCCATGACAACGCGGATTGCTGTGATGTGGTCTGCCGGATGGTCAACCAGCCGGATCAGATTGCTGCCGTATCCCGGCAACATCACGCGCGTACCGAGTGGCGTGCTGAGAATGTCCTCGACGGATTGACGGATATGATCAGTCCCGGACAATACTTTTCCGGTTTCCCGGTTCATTCCCTGCATAATTCCCCCATAAAAAAACCCGACTCACTGGTCGGGTTCTTCACTGGATTGCATTTTCTGGTTTGGTGGGTCGGTAACACCGCCACCGTCGCCATTTTCGTTGTGGTCGTGCTCGTCATGTACTTCGCGCATGGCTTGCATCGTGCCTTTACTGTCGCTGATGTCTTTGGTCACCGTCAGGTTGCCATCAATTTCAGTATCACCCTGAAGTTTCAGGCCGCCGGTGGCTATCACGGTCACCTTACCACCATCAGGCAACGTCACTGCCATAGCGTGAGCCGTGGCGTCATACATCACCGTGGCTCCGTCGCTGTATTGCGTGACGTGCTGCCCCGGTTCCGTTGACGGTGGTGGGCGATCACCGGAAAAACCAGCAGGGAACACCAGTCCGTTATCTGTCTCACCGCCAGGACTAAACACTATCACCTGCGCACCTACTGCTGGCATGCTCCAGTCATTCACCTCGGAATCCGACCGCGTCGACCAGTTCAGCCAGTCACTGATGTGCTCCTGCCCTGAAATCGGATCGACACCAAACGTCACCCGGCATGTGGGCGGGTCAGCCTGCACGCTGTGGATATTGCCGTATTTCACCAGCCTCATCAGGCGCTGATAAATATTTGCAGTATCGAAATCAGCCATTCTCGTACTCGCTTAGAAACGTATTCATCTCGCTAACAGTCTGGCTGGAAGCCTCCGTTGATGGCTGCTCTGTCTCTGCGGGATCGTCTTCAACACCATTCAGGCTGCTGCCAAAATACTGCAACGACACAGTGACGTTTTGGTGTCTGAATTCGCCCGCGCCACGGAACTCGTCCACGGCCTGTTCAAGCTGCGTCATGACCCAGAATCCCATCACCCGCCCGTATCCCGTAACCAGCATCATCGGTGTTTTAGTATTTGCCTGGCGGCGTAGCCATTCAACCGGGTCGTTGTTCGCATCCTGCCAGACCCCGGCAGAGGTGATCAGCGCGGACAGGCCGGTTGTATCGACGAAATCCGCATAGAGCTCACACTCAAAACGGATTGTCGGGGCTTTTTTCCCGGTGTATTGCAGACGATCCTGTCGTCCGATACGGCCCTGTGATGCCCATGTCCAGGCATCGCTCAGGCTCAATTTGTTGTAGGCCAGCGTGGAAAGCTGAAAGACAAAATCGCCCCACATCAGCAACGGCGGCAACTGAGGATCAAGTGTTTCGGTTTGCTGACGGAGCTGCGATTCAAGTATCGAGAGGGGATCAATAATCACATCAGCATCTCCGTAATACTGGCGGGAATACGCTGCGCATCCACGCCAAAGATTTTCCGCGTTCCCATGACCGGATGTATTTCCAGCAGCGGCTGAACGCCATCGACCGACACGCGGTAATAGTTCACCGTCATCGTCATTTCCTGCCCAACGTTCAGCTTGCTGTCGCTGCCATGCTCATCCGCACGGATCGTGTCGATAAATCCTTCGAGCTCATCATGCAAAAACAACGTGACATCACCTATGCGGTAGACCCGGCGCACGGTCAGGCGTGCCCGAAAGCCCGGTACCAGCCCCAAAAAAAGAAACGCAGTCGGATCCATGCCCGCAATTTTGTAATGGGCAGTCATGGGTTTGATGCCCCGATCCATGCCCACTGGGGTTGTCATTGCCCCGGCCTTATACCATACGCGGTCAACGGCGATTTCTGGCGGGGTATAAGCCACACTGTCGGAGAGTTTGAAGCTGTTCAGGAACAGCGAACAACCACGGTATGTCGCCATTATTCGTCTCCCGATTTCGCCAGCAGAATGTAATCGTCTTTATGTGCAGGCCCAATGTCCGGGAAGATGCCGAGCCAGAACTCTTTCAGGGTTGGTACGTTTGGCTCTTCGAACGGGTCGCGCCCGACGGCAAGCAGCTGCGTAAACGACACACTCCAGATTGCGTGGTCTGCACCGCCTTCCGAGTTTTCCCAGGTCATGGGTTCGGCTGAATCCATCACCGCTGGTGCGGTGCTTATTCCGAACTGCCGCCCTTCTACCCAGTCGGACATTTTGAGCGCAGCGTTACGAACGCGCGTTTCGGTGCTGCCGCGCAACTCTTCATCATCCCCCTGCGCCGCAACAAAGTGACGCAGAATATAAAAGTGGCAGGTCAGCGACAATGTCACGTTGCCGCCCAGCTCCCGGTCGGCACGCTCCCAGCGGGCAACATCGAAAAAGATGGCGGGCGTGGGGAAATCACTGCCAATATCGGGATAAACACCAGTGGTTGCGGCCCAGGGGATTTTTTCGAGCTCTGCAACGACTGCGTCCTGATAATCATCAAGCCATTCAACACCATTCATACAATTTCACCTTACACATTACCCGCCACCCTGCCGCGCAAATCCTTTGTGAAGTAATCCATCAGCGTTTCACCCGCATGTCCGAAGAGATCACTTTGAACTGCGGCAACCATGGGGTTGTAAACCGCGATACGCGCCTCCGCCACATGCCCGTTGTCCTGACGGATCCAGATGGAACGCTTACCGCGCACGGTGGCACCGAATGAATTGAGGAAAGTAACCGCATTGAGGTGAGGTGATTTAGGCGTGAATGTGGCGCCGCGAGAGCCTTTCGCCGTAATAAATCGCCCTTTCGCATCGCGCTGTCGCCGGATCCGGGGATTTTTAATACGTCCTTTTAACGTACTGACGGGCATATCATTCAGGCCAAACCACACCTTGCCGGTGCCGGGCTGGTTGCCGGATACCTTTTTTGTACTCTGCCGAATACGACGCTGCACAACTTTCCGGTTTTTGGCCCCTACGTCACTGAACATCAGCACAACAGACTCTTTATAGAGCTTGTTGACGGTCTGTCTCAGCGCTTTGTGAAAGGCCGCGACCATCTGCGACTCGCTAGCCCCGAGCGCCGCCTTTACGGAGCGTAGCGCCTCGGTGTCGATATAAAACCCGCTCATAGTCGGTCGCCTGGCTTATCCAGCCCCGATTTTTGATATTTCGACAAAAACACCCGCGTTACACCGGAGCCATCCGGTTGCAGCGATTTCACATACCACGTCGTATCGATGATAAGTACCGGATCCTTTTTCTGGAGGCCGATAATATCCCGGTCATGCGCGGTAAATGACGGGTCGCTGCCCTGAATCTGCCCACCGTCAGGAATGCCAGTCAGCAAAAAGGGGTTATCGAACACCCCTTGTATCGTGAGTGACCGGGATTCACCCGGCCATAACTCAACGCTGCCGTCGACATTAAAGGTGGAGATCAGGACATCATCCGCCGCTGCCATCAGCGCGTTGAAGTCGCTCATCAGTAACCCAGACGTACCGGTGCGTCAGTGTCGCCATTCTCAGCGTCGGCCCATGCGGTACCGGCAATAATGTCGCCTTCGGTCGCGGTCACATTGCCGCTGGCATCGTCAAAATAAAGCTTCGCACCAGCAGACCAGGTTTCCGCTTCGTCTTTTGCCAGATTAATAACGCCTGTCATGTGCAGCACACCGTCTTCGCCATCGGCAATATCACCATGGGCAACACCCATCAGCGCACCAACTGCAACCGGACGGCCAGAAAGCACATCGGCTCCAGTGCTGTTGGTCCAGTCCATGGTCTTGCCATCTTCTACATAATTTTTAGCCATTGCGTTACTCGCTATAAAAAAGGCACCTCAATGAGGTGCCAGGGTGGATGTTAAGGACAGGATCAGGATGCAGCGCCGGAGGCTTTCAGCAGTCCACGGTAATCCATCGGCGCGACACCGGCATCGATGCGCACTTTCATAGTCACGCCGTCCACGGTGAAACCAGACGTGCTTTCAACCGTCGGTGCGGCATTGCCATCAAGGTATGCCACTTCGATGGTGTCAGAACCTTTACGGGCAGCCAGATACCAGTCTTCTTCCCCGGCTTCATCAAGACGTGGTTCCGCGATGATTTCTGCCATATTCAGCACCGGGTTTTTAATGCCGGAGTTGTTTTCTGCACCGGGTACCGAGGTGGAATGAAGGATCTGGTCCGCATACGCTTCCAGCATCGTCGGCACCAGCAGGAACGCAGGTGAAATATTCAGCGTGCGGTCGCCTGATTTCTGGCGCTTCATCATTGAGCGTGCCGCAGCCAGATTGTCTACATCCAGATCGCCAGAAATGTAGTTGTTACGATCCTCGCTGAACAGTTGTTCACCGTTGAAATCAGGATTCTCGGTCAGGGTCGCATACACCAGATCACCGATAGTCGCTTTTGCGGCGCGGCCCATTGATGCAGGGATACGCGTGATAAAGGACATGTCATCGTTGATGATCGCCTGACGGTCAATGCTGAACAGCTCGCCGTAGGTAGCCAGACGGATCACAGCGCCGCTGTCGTTCAGTGTCGCGTATTTATACTCAGCCCCCGGTCGTACCTGACGCAGACTCGGGAACGCTTCGAGGCCGACGCGGTTGCCCGGTTTGAAGTCCGGCAACTCGCCCGTGCGGGTCCATTTGTCGAAGGTTTCTTCTGCATCATCCCAGCCCGCCAGTGCAGATTTCGTCGCCGCGTCCATCAGGATATGCGCGAAATCGCTGCTGCTGTGGGTAAACGCCAGACCAACAATACCCATGCGATCCATACCCGATACCCCAATACTGCGCCCGGTCAGGGAGGCTCGGGCCAGTTCCATCAGGCTCATGCCGTTGAACTGGTTATCAGTCTGGCGCTCACCGAACCCGGCGCGGACCAGCACGACGTTGCGAACTGAATCTCCAATGATGTTGCCGTTGCCTGCATGGATGTGGGCATAGCCATTCGCGCCCGGCGTGGTGGCTTCCGCCAGTTTTGTCAGCAATTTTTGCTGTGCATCAGCTGCGGTGCAGAACTGATCAGAAATGCATGAAGCCTGCAACTCGGTTACGCCAGGGTGATTCGCAAACGCGGTAAACACACCCGAGATAGCGGTCCGACGTTCAGTTTCACGCGCCTGTCGCATGTTCTCCATCTGAACAGCCAGCGCCTGAATATCGACGGTGCTCTGCGCTGGCTGGTCCGGTTGCTGAGTCGTCGCCACTGGCTGCTGCTGTGGCTGTGGCTGTGGTTGATTAGCATTGCCACGAGGGGCGAAAAGCTGCTGGGCTGCCTTTGGCATTTTGGAAAACTCCTGCGTTACATTATCGTTAATACATGCCGCCATCTGCATTTCAGGCAGCAGCACATCTGCAAAACCTTTCTCCACCGCTTCCGCGCCAGTCATCCAGGTCTCTTCACTCATCAGGGATTCGACTTCCTCGCGGGCAAGCCCGGTTTTCTGCGTATAAGCATCAATCATGACCGCAGAGTTTTTATCGAGGAGATCGGCGTAATCGCGCAAATCGTTTGCATCACCCACCAGCCCGCCGTACGGGTTGTGGATCATCATGAACGCGTTCGACGGCATATGAACCGTAGCGCCGGGAAGCATGGCAATCACTGATGCCATCGAGGCCGCCAGCCCGTCGATGAAGATATTGACGGTACCGGTCAGGCGCTTGAGTGTGTTGTAGATAGCGAAGCCATCCAGCACACTGCCGCCAGGCGAATGAATACGAATATCCACCTGTGAGGCATTAAAAAGGCCAGCTTCGCTGACCTCTCTTAGAAAACGGCTGGCTGAAATTCCCCAGCCACCGATTTGATCGTAAAGATGGATTTCACCGGCAGCGTCATTGGCTGCCGCCCGGATCTCGTACCAGCGATTATCCATCGCCTTTATTTGACCGCTGGCCGTTGGAACCACCAGCACCTGCTGCTTGTTCATTGGTCGTCGTTCCTTTGTCGTTTGCAGGATCTGTATCAAATACCAGTCCGTGCTCTTGGTTATATTTCACTTCGCGTTGACGCTGTAACTTGGTATTTCGTGGACTGCCACCACGCGCCCTCACCCATTCGGCTTCGGTTGCCGCCCCGCCACGTATCTGTGTTTTCCAGGCTTCGCCCTCTTTAACCGGATCAATCCATGGCATCACTGGCGCCATGTATGTCGCGTTGTAGAGGGTGGCAATATCCAGGTCTTTCGGGATATCTACACCACTGAGCAGATACATTTGTAGCCATGCGCGATACATAGGCCGGACCGTCCGGGAGACGAACCAGTCCTGCAGCACGGCATACCCTTCAAAACTTTCCACAAGCTCCTGGCGCTGTGAGGAATAAGTACCGTTGTAGTCGCGGGAAATAGATGAATATCCGGTACGCGTACCCGCAGCGGCGGCGCGCAACTGCCCGTTGCGAAACTCTGCCATGTTGGAATTGGGCCTGTTGGACTCCAGCATTTCCAGCTCTTCGCCGGGTGCCAGGTCGTCGTAAATCATGCCCGCCGACATATCAAAGTTACGGTACTTGTTCTCGGGGCTCTCCCAGTCACCACCTTCTTCATACACTGAGCTGTCGCCACGCTTGATCCAGAAGCCGAGCATCGCCGCAATACGTGCGGCCACGCGCTCTGAATCCTCGTAATCTTTCAGGTCAGCCAGGCGCTGGATGACATTGGCGAAAATAGTGACGCCGCGCAGCTGGTGCAGACGCTTTCGCATCGCCAGATGCAGCATGCGCTCTTTGCCGATGACCTTGGTCCGGGTGGTGCCCAGGCCACTCTGCGGATGAGCCAGGTAAACGTGGTAGGACAACGGGCGACCCCAGGCATTAATGTTGATGCCCTGTATGGTCGTCAGCCCATCAATCGCACCGGACAGATTCAACGGCACAAAGTCGGCTTCGAGCATTTCAAAAGCAAACTGGACAGGCGTGGTGTACTCAATGCCCTTCACCGGGCCGCGCACCAGTTGCGTGAAAACTTCGCCGTCGCGAAGCGCACTGCGCAACATCAGACGCTGAGCTTCCGCCAGGCTAAACATGCCGGTCACTTCCGGAGATTGTGCCCACTGTTCCCAGGCGACAGAAAGCTGCGCGGCAAATGCTTCATGAACTTCGCCCTTCCAGTTCAACGGGTGTGGCTCAATCTGGATCCCACGCGCACCCACAACCCGTTCTTCCAGCTTATCGAGCATGCCAGATGCCAGGTCGTGGTTTTCGTCCAACCAGCGCGCCTGTTCACGAAGTGATGTGCCTGCTGCAAAAACAGCGTTATTGGCGCTGTGTCTCTCACGCTTTGCCGCGTGCGTTCGGGATGGCCTGGCTGCTTCATAAGCCTTTATCTGATCCTGAGCAGCCATTCGCCGAAGCGCACGTTGCGGGGCAATTACGCCGAGCATTTTCGTATAAAGTCCCATCAGCGCCCCGTGAAATTAACCAGTGAATAAGGTTGGCCCTTGCCTTTAGCGCGGGCGTTCCGGTACCGGCGATCCCAATAATCGAACTGTGTTTTCAGCTTGTCGATATCCTGCCGGGTCAGGTTGCGCCCGTTCATACTGAGGCTCTTCGCCTCCAGCGCGTCGAGGTAGGCTTTCTCTGCCCGGTCCCGCATTATTTTAATTTCCGTGATGCGCATAGCGTCCTCAGAATGTTTTGACCTTCTTCACAGGCTTTGGCGCAGCCGGTGGCGGTGATGCTGGTTTTTCATCAGCAACACTGCGTGTCGGTTTATCGGTTTCCGATATGTTGGCGGTCACAGCCTTCTTAAGGGTCTGCGATTTCGCCCAGGCGGGCGGATTGCTCCAGTCTTTGATTCGTTCATAGCCACGAAGTATCACCAGTGCGTGGCAGTAGCACATCAGGTCGAGCGCCTCGTTTGCTCCCCTGCCGGGCTTCTTCCATTTACCATCCGGCCCGCGCTCCTCGTAGGTGAGTTCGTCATAGAACCATTCACCTAACCAATCAGGAAAATGGATATAGTTTGGTCCCGGTTCATCACGCCGTAGCGCATTATGGATCCGGTCTTTCAACTGGTCGGTCTGGAGGAAGTACAGCGGAACATCGCCACGCGCGCCTGCCTTGCGGTCTGAACGGTTGGTGTTGTCCGGATAGGTGCGGGTAACCAGTTTTTTTCGTGCGGTGCTGTCACCTTTGAACAGATACACACGCTTGCCCAGGCCGTCTTTGCGACACTGCCGCCAGAATTTATAGGCGTTATCCGTTACCCCGTCTTCACCGCCGCTATCGACCCCCATGCACATCACCGGCATGGTGCGGGAGGGATCGCCCATCAACCGGTACTCTTTGTTGAGTACATCAGTGATCAGCAGATCCCAGTCCTCGATGTATCCGCCAGGGTCAACCGGTAACGCTTCACCATCAAGATTGCAGCGCAGCGACGAGCGGATGTTGTAGCGGTCAATCACCCAGCGCTCACCGTGCTGACCATAGCCGACAATCTGCACGACAAAGCGACGCTGTTTGCCCGCCTGCACATCTACGGAAGCGACAAGGAAGCGCACTTGTGGAGGAACAAAGCGCTTCTCCATTTCTTCGGCGCGCGCCATCAGTTCATCGCCCCGACGTTGATCCATCGCAGAACGCGGCAGATAGGGCTGGCCCCAGTCAGTATTGATAACCGCTTTAAGGGTTTCTTCACTGCCGGTGGTTTCGTAGTCCTGTTCCGCCGTCAGCAGTTTATAAACCATCTGCGTCAGGGTCTGATAAGCCGCTGCCGGGCCTTCCATCCAAAAGCTGGCAATACGGGACCGGCGAGGCTCACCACCTCGAATCCCGTCTTTGCTGACGGTCTCGCCATCCCGCAGCCATAAACCACGGCTATTCAGTTCGCGCTTCTGCGCACCTTCAATTCTGCCTGCACAATGCGGGCACTCAATATAAGCGGCTTCGCTAGCCAGGACAGGATCCTGATTGTCGCGATAGCCTGCGACGGCATCGCCGATCGGCTGAAAATACTCACCGCAATGTGGGCAAGGCCAGTACCAACGGCGGCGATCGCCACGGTTATAGAGTGACAGCCCACCTGTACACGGTGGAGCTTCATGCAATGAACGACGGCGCCATTTGACGTCAGTGATATCGCGACCGGGTGACGTCTCCACCATCGTCATACCTGCGGACATGAAGGTGGTCGTTCGCTTGGAGGCCAGGGAGAAAGCATCACCCTCCCCGTCAATATCCTCATCAAAGCGATCGTAGTCGGTCAGCGCCACGCATTTATAGTCAGAGGACGACATGATGTTGACCGAGGGCCACCCGAGTTTCAGGTAGTTCCCGGCAAGAAAAGTACGGTCGTATACGTTGTTGTCGTTACGGTTCGGACTCAGACGCTTTGCCACTTCCTCGCTGACGCGAAACGTTCTCGCCAGTCGTTTTTTGGAGTGCTCACGGGCTTTCTCTTCTGATACCTGGATAATCAGCATATCGGAAGGGTCACAGACGATGTTGTAAACAACCCAGCCATCAATCAGGCCAATCGTCTTACCCGTTCGTGCCGGACCGATAAACACCACAGCGTCATACTCACGCGAAGCCAGGCAGTTCATCGGCTCAATGACATAGGGAGCTACGAGAGGATCCCACGGTACAGAGTTTCCGGCTCCCATCGGGACACGCATATACTGCTTAACAGCATCAGCCACCAATATCCGGCGCGGCGCGCGGATTATTTCCGAGATATTTTTTCTCGCTCCCCTCGCCGTTGCCTGATTAAGCATTATTCCTCCTGCGGCTCTTCCTCCCCTTCCTCGTCTGAATCTGCATCAAAAACACGCTGGGCCATCTGGTCCCGCAGGTCATCAATGACTGACTGCACGCGGGCAACTGCTACCGGCTGTAGGCCACAATCACGCTCCAGAATATCCGGGAGAGTCTCCAGCACCTGCACGACGGCTTTTGCGATAGAGGAAAACTCACGAGACACATCACTCGACGGGATCAGTTGCGAGGTTTCCTGCTCGAATTTGAGTCGCTCGCGTTCAGACTGGAACCATGCCTTACGGTCTTGCGGTAACAGCTTATCGATTTCTATCTGCGACGGGTCAGCAGTGCGGGTAAGTAATACGGTCAGAATATCGAGAACCGAATAGAGCTTTAATTTCGGGTTGCTGCCGGGTGCCAGTGGCACGTTATTAAGCCTGCTCGCGACGGTCTGACGATGCAGATCCGTCATCGCTGCGAGCTGGTTTATATTGAGGCGAAAATTACGGAGTTCATTGTCCATGATGGTGAACACAAAATAGACAAATCATCATCATAGAAAAACCTACCTTATAAAAAACAATCAATTACACACATGATGATGATGCCAATAAAATGCGAAAAACTAGCCGTTCCCCGCGAGTTTGGAGCCCCGTGGATGATCCACCCCCGCCGGGAGTACCTTTGGAAAAACCAAATGAGAATTCATCTCATTTACAAAACATGTCAAAAATCACATCTGAAAATGAGAATTGATATCATTTGCGCAAGAATCCCGGATGCAGACGCCATGCCTGCCGCCTCTCACGTCGAAGCGCGTTGTTCCACGGTCGCTCGACCGACAGACCATCATGATGGTCGACCAGCGACCAGCAGGGGTACACCACCACGCCGCCCCAGGCATCACCGACCGCATAGTCTGCCGCCTTGTGACTCTCCCAGCGCTTCAACACGTTCGCCAGATGCGCAGGCGGTACGCTGTAGCACACGCCATGAATGAGACGAGGGAGTGTGATATAGTCGGCGTGGGTTTTATCCGCCGCAATCAGCTTTTCCGCTATCTTTGGCTGGTACTGCGGCGGTCGCCCGGTACCGAGATAGAAGCTCACCAGCGAGTCAGGAAAGCGCTCAAGCCATTCGCCTGCCAGCTGACTGAATCCATCAACAGGCAGAGCGTCATCTTCGAGCACCACAACGCGTTCGTCCTGTTGCGCGGCCCACTCCATCGCCCTGCGGTGGTTCCAGTTTGCGCCATGGTTGCCATCATCCAGTAGCAGATGAGCACCCAGGCGTTCAGCCAGCGCCTCTGCCTGCTCGCGTCTTCCATGGTGTCCGACAACAACGCATTTCACTTGTGACGCCACCACGCAAACTCCTTACCAATCCCATCAGTTTTAAATACCGTATGAACCAGAGGCCCAGTCACAACGCGATCGCCAAACGCCTTTGCTGCCGCGCCAAATGCGCCCATTTCTACAACCGTTGCAGGGGCTGTTTCCGTGCGCCAGAATCGCTGGCTCTCTATCCAGTAATAAAGGCGTAACATGCGGTGAATAAATGCCATGACATCATCACGCAAACCGCCAAGTAATCCCGCATTAAGCAAGGTGTCGTTCCGGTACTTGTTGAGGAACTCGGTGTAAAATTTCCCATGGTGATTGTCATGCATCCATTTGTTGGCATATGTGCTCGGCTCTGATCCAACATAAATCTTACCAGGCACCATATCACCCCAAGGCTCGCGCAACATCACAACGTCCGTGCCATCAGTGCACCAGACGAATTTGTATTCAGGATGCTGCCTCAGATGCTGCCAAATATGCAGCCAGCGGGCAAAGTATGGCGTCATTGCCAAAGGCGAAACATTCACAAGTTCAGCACCTGCGGGGGCAGTCATTAGCTCATCCGCAAGCACGACCGCCGGGGAGCCCTTTATCGAGCTAGCCCACTTCTGCAGCAGGCTACTATCGGCCTTCATTTTTGTGCTGCGCTGGGGGTCGGGCCGGGCAGTGATGAGACTGGTTATCACAACATTATGCTTGCACCGATATTCTGCGTACCCACTGTAATCAGTGTCTCGTCGACCCTCAAATATCTTCTGATTGTGCCGTACAAGACTTTCCCGTTCAGATTGTGGGATCGAACGAGCAACTGCGCACTGTTCGTCGAGGGAGTAAATCAGTCCTTCGGAGCCAGTCACATCTGCAAAGGCCCATGTAGTTAAGCCAGCATTATTGATGCGCATCGCCAGATCGCCATGCTCGTACATCCCTCGACCATATACAGTGTCGAACCCACCAACCTTCTCGATAGCGCTGCGGTGGTAATAGAGCATCACGCCACGCTGCCCCGTGTAGGCAACATGCTTTTCATCCCGATACAGTACAGCCATGTCGTTCAGTTTTGGGCCAACTGCCAGGTCAGGGAATTGATATGCGAGGTGTGGTTCTGGCGATTCGATATAGGGAAGCCACCAACCTGGTGCTATTGCCCAGGCGTCATCATCGAACAGGAACAAATGCTCGCAGCCAGCATCTATCAACGCCTCAAGACTTCTATTTTTGGAAGCGACAATGCCCAGTGATTTATCGTGCCGAATAAGTTGCACACCATCAGGAACAACAGCTGTCGGAGAAGACCCATCATCAATGACGACCACCAGCGCACCGGGTGGCAAAAACTGCTGATGCTGTGTCAGGGCTCGAGCTAAAATATCGGCGCGATTATGCGTCGTAACGGCAATGCCAATCCGTGCCGCCGAATTGCAAGCAGGCGCATAGGGGATGCCGTCGATAGTGACCTGCATTCGTTTTGCTCCGTTGGCTTATTGGTTGGCTTGAGGACAGGTGATCTGCTGTAAATCGGCATCAGCCTTACGTTGAGCCTGTTTTTTAGCAGCCAGATTTGCAGTTGCCGCCGCTGTCGATGCAGTCGATACCGCCAGTGTTTTTTCGGCGCGCTCTACCTGACGATCTGCCTTTTGTTTTGCATTAAGCGCCTGCCGCTCACTCTTCTGCTCGGCTTTCAAGGGGTCAGACGTACATGCGGAAAGTGAACAGGCCAGTAGCACCGACAATACGATGATTGAGACTTTTTTCATTATGGGTACCTTTAATCAGAGTTTTAACATTTAACGTCCTTATACATGCGCCCCACAGGACGCATGGTAAGCACGCTGGTCGTATTAGCAATCGTCATCTGGACGCGTTACAGCACGGCAAGCCGACATGCAGGCTTTCTGCATTTCGGTTTTAGCGATAGCCAGCCAGCGCTTATCAGCCTCAGTGGTATCACCCAGGAGCGCCAGCAGTTGATGAAATTCCCGGCTCACATCTTTCAAATCATTCATCTGCTCAATTTCAGCAGGTGATAATTGTCGATAGCCTTTAACCGTGCTGCCGTCTTGCGGTTTTGCCTCATTAACAGACATATAAACTCCATATAAAAGAAAACCCCGCGATGCGAGGTGGGATGTAAAACTATTATGAGGTGCTGGTGTCCAGTGTTACTTCACGAGACTGGCCGCGTATTCCAGCAAGTACAACTTTGGCGCTAACCAGATTTTCAACCAATCGAAGTACTGGAAAAGAATGAGGATCTGAACTGCGGTCACGAAGCCCAGAATAAGCGTTATTGCCATGCAGAAATCTACATCATTGGCATGCTTCCATGCGTAAACCATGCTGAATACACACGCCGTAATGCCAGCCAGCAGCATCACTTGAATGAGCAACGACGAAACCGCATTCCACACCAACAGTTGGTGCACCACATCGGGAATCTGCGCCTTGCTGAATGACACCGCAGCATCAATACCGTCAGTAGCTTTCTTTAGCAGTTCTACGAGAATTTTGTTTGCCTGATCGTTCATTAGTTATCCTTGTCCGATATATGAGTACGCGACTCGATTTCATTAACTGTCTGGATAAACCGTTCGGCTTCCAGTTCCACACCGATGGCTTTACGGCCTAACCGCAGCGCCGCTTTTACCGTTGACCCCGATCCCATGAAGAAGTCAGCGACCACATCACCCGACCTGCTGCTGGCGTTGATTACCTGCTCCAGCATATCGGCAGGCTTTTCACATGGGTGTTTGCCGGGATAGAACTGAACAGGCTTGTGCGACCAGACGTCGGTATACGGCACATTGACCGACACGGCGAAATAGCGTCGCAGTGATTTAAATTCCTGCATCAGTTCGACGTAGGTACGATTGAGAACGTGGTATTTCTCCACCAGCTGATGATGTGGTGCGGCAAGCAGCTGCTGCGCATACTTTTCTCGGGCTATCTGGTCAAACAGCGCCTGCAACTTTGCGTAATCACCCTCACCCGGCAACTGCCACTGGCTGGCATTGAACCAGTGCGACACCATGTTGCGCTTATCGGTGGCATCGGCGATTTGCTTTGATGTTACGCCCAGGCTTTCACGTGCATCACGAAAGTAGCTGATAAGCGGCGTCATGATATGTTGTTTCAGGTCACTGCACTTTTCCGCATAGCCGTCGCTTTTACCTTTGTACGGTCCCTGATAATGACCCGCAAACAGGATCCGCTCAGTCGCAGGGAAATAAGCGCGCAATTCTTCTTTACAGCAGCCATTCCAGCGGCCCGACGGTTTAGCCCAGACGATATGATTCAGAACGTCAAAGCGCGCACGCATCATGATCTCAATGTCTGACGCAAGACGGTGGCCACAAAACAGGTACAGGCTGCCCGTTGGTTTCAACACCCGCCAGAACTCTGCAAGATACGCATCAAGCCAGAGGAGGTAATCGGCATCACCGCCCCACTGGTTATCCCAGCCGTGCGGCTTTACTTTGAAATATGGCGGATCGGTACAAATGAGGTCGATGCTGTTATCAGGCAGCGTTTTGATGTACTGGAGAGAATCAGCGTTAACCAGCACAGGGCTGGATAAATTTACAGTCGAATTCATAGATCAATAAGCGTCCATCTACTAAGCTCACTCTGCTTTAACGTTAAAGCGGTGGGCTATGGTTCGCCTGTGACCTCTGGCATGAGCGAATGGCTGGTGGATGCGTCAACACCCACCAGCCGCCCATTTCACAGCAATTATCTCCGCCGTCACGCGCGGAGGCGCATATAACACCCTAACTGGTAATCCGATAACCCTGCCATCACTAACTGCGTCAGTATCAACTGGCAACGTTCGCGCGTCAGGTATGTGTTCTGTGCAATCTCGCCCACCGTTGCCAATTCAGTGCTCAGTTCGTTAAAGACCGCCTTTGCTGATTCCGTCATATCCTGCTGTTTTAACATGGTTAATCTCCGTTTCGTTTCCGTTGGCATACAGATAACTCTGGTTCGGAACGGCAGCAAGATGAAACTGTGTATCAGCGACTGACAGCGCGACTATTACGCTGGTGGTGAATTGCGGACAACAAAAAACCCCGCAAAAGCGAGGTTTCAGATTAAGCGCTTTCCCACCGCTCAGGGTCACCCGTCATCGCAGGCAGAAAAGCATTGTCTGGAGCGGTCAGCGGGAATCGAACCCGCATCATCAGCTTGGAAGGCTGAGGTAATAGCCATTATACGATGACCGCAATTTGGTGCCGACTACCGGAATCGAACTGGTGACCTACTGATTACAAGTCAGTTGCTCTACCTACTGAGCTAAGTCGGCATTAGTGGCCCTTGCTGGACTTGAACCAGCGACAGGACGATTATGAGTCGCACGCTCTAACCAACTGAGCTAAAGGGCCGAGGTGCGCATTTTATAGATCGGGCCATATCAACACAACAACTAAGGGAAATGTTCTAAATATTCATTCCGATACGTATTAAACAGCAAACCCCGCCGTGGCGAGGTCTGATTTTTCGTAACGTTATGAGCATAGAATCCCATCGTTGGGATGAGACTAGCCAAAAACCGCCACATTTGCAAGGGGATTAGCGAGTAACGTTTTTCAGTACCGACTCAGCATAGGACTCTTCCATGTGGCAATGCGTAACCAGTCGCTCGTAGAACAGCTTGAAGTTCCGCCGCCAGGTTGTCTCCGTAACCCCTAGCGTCTTGAACACCTCGGTATCTTTTAACCTTGGATAACCTCTACCCTTACAGCGCGGACATGGTTTATAAACAGGTAACCCCTGTAGCTCGCTTTTCTTTTTATCCACCACCTCGCCACGCCCACGGCAACGGCACTCGTTTTTAACGTGGCCTTTGCCGTTGCAGGGCTTACAGATAACCCGGACTATTTCCCGATCCTGCTCTTGTGGCATCCAGCTATCACGGATGCGCCAGGACTTCATTGTGAAAACCTCCGCATCGATAAACCCTTCCCCGGCGCAGCTGCTGCACGTAACGATACTGGCGGCGCTCAGTGAGTAGTCGCGAAACACATATCGAGCGATAATACGCAGAAATTCATATCGCTGCTTTTCTGGCATCTTTTTCAGGGCTGAATGGCGGTCAGCACGCAACAACGCTATCTGTCCAATATAGGCAACAATGTCGTCAGGAGTCAGAACGCCCGCCTTTGCCAGAAATAGCTCAATACCTACCGCTGCTTTTGAATTTGCCAGTCCAAGCGCTGCCATAATGTCAGTGATGGTAAGCGTGTCCGCCGTAATGCCACACGGCACGGCCCCAGGCATCATCGATTTGGGAGAAAAGTATTGCGGCAACGATTCAAGATTCATTTTGCGTCCTCGATGATGATTTGTCCGGTTTCGCCCCACACTTTTGATGTCCGGACGTCCCATATGTGAGAGTCGTCCTCAAACAGAGCATCCAGCAGCGATTTGGTAAGGTTGTCTATATCAGGCTTTTGTTGGTGCGGTTTACCGTCCATCTGATCGCGCTTCTTCTGGCTCCAGCTTTTCGGCATGGGAATGATAAAGATGATGTGCGCGTTGGCTGGTGGTACCTGAATGTCATGCAGGCGGGCTTCATCACAGAACGCGCGGTACCGCATTACCGGCGGGCGCTGTTTCCACTTATCGCGGGCCGTCATTCGCGGTTTGCCGATCGGAGTAATCGAATAGCGGTTACGCATAGAAAACCCCTGGCTCAATCAACCCCAATTCAAACAGGGTCTGTGTCAGCAGTTCCTCTTCGCTCCCGAATTTTTCTTCCCAGGTTCGCTGCCCGGCATGGATCGCAATACCGAAGCCGCCCGTGCGGTGATGAGTGGGGCACAGTGGAATTGCACGCAGGTGACTGGCTCGCTGACCAGCGCCGCAGCCCGAACGAATATGATGAGTCTCAGCAGGTGTCTCACCGTAACGAAGATTGCGACAAACGACACAACCGAGTGCGGCGACACGATCAAGGTGAAGCTTTTCAGCTTTGGTTTTGGACTTACTCATGCCGGGCCACCAGCACAAGCAGATACACCGCCCTGGTTAGCGCGGTGTGGATTGGGTATTGCTACTGTATGCGTCATCACATTTCTCCGGTGATGGCGCTAAAGGCTGCTATCAGTTGTTCAGGCTGATTTGATTATTATAAATCAAGTTCATCCCTCTTTTCATCCCTGGCGGCTATCATTTCCATAATAACTTCAGGATCGACTATGATTTGCCTTTCAGTTAGGGGTCTAACTATAAACTGCCCATCATCCAGTGCACTAACGTGATACTCCCCAACACCATATGATGCAAAAAAATCAACTAAATCTTCAATTTTCATCGCGAAACTCCAAAAGATTATTTCCCCTTTTCGGGTCCGCCTTCCGTGGTAATCCATGCGCGCGAAATTTCATTTAAGATGCATTTTTTGCCGCCGTCTAATAGGCGCTATAGATCAATTACCAGCAAACCGATCGATACAAACGATCAATGCGGCGTTTTTCGTAACCTTTATTTATTTCTGGATTAAAAAGTTGTAACTTTCGACCCCACTTGTGCGACAAGTCATAAAACCCAAGCAATCTATGAAACGTAAATAACTGTAAATCCACCATGTAATAAAAAACCTCCGATGCGGGTGTGGGTGCAATGAGGATGCTCGACAGCTTAAAGAGTGGCGGGAATCGCTCCCCGCCGGTGCTCTTACTTAACAGATTCGTAGGCTGTGAAGGCAGCGACCTCCGTCTGACCAGTCTCGAACCTCACAGATGTCTTTCCTCGTAAACAGCACCGCCATAATGACGGTAATACAGATGACGATCAGGGCGATTAACAGTACGCATCAACTGGCGTGCTATTCTCGAGGAGGTGAAATATGGCGAGACCACAATCATATTGTTCACCAAGGAAACTTACTGTTTTTTCTTAATAGAAAGCAACAAGGGAGAAGCATTCATTGCAAGCAAAAAAAGGAATATTGCTTGCTAGAATTATTTTTTTGTATAAAAATTACGCCATCATAATAGCTGAGGGTAAGCATGTGGACAGTAAGCAATCGAAAGGTGGGGTAGCAAGGGCCAGCGCCCTTTCATCAGAGAGAAAACAGGAAATCGCCCGAATGGGTGCGATGGCTAAAAATACCCCCAAAGCAACCCATAAAGGCGAGATTGATATCTCAGGGATAAAAATTCCATGCTTTGTTCTTGATGATGGTCGGAGAGTTATCTCAGGAAGAAGCTTAACAGCGTCGATAGGCATGAAAGGTCGTGGCCAAGGGGTTGCTCGTTTAGCGGGCCATAAAATGCTTAACCCAATAAAAAACAAAGAGTTAATATTGGCCATCGAAAACCCAATAAAATTTATTGGGGCATTCCCTATAAAGGGGACTAGTAACACTAATGTCTTTGCGGATGGTTTCGAGGCTACCATCCTTCAGGAGTTATGTGAGGCCATACTTGCTGCCCGAGATGACAACTTGTTAACTACGGAGCAGGAATTTAGATATGCTCAATATTCAGATATGCTTATTAGGGCTTTTGCAAGGGTTGGTATTGTATCGCTGGTTGATGAAGCTACCGGATATCAAGAGGTAAGGCCACGGGACGCCCTTCAAGAATATCTTAATAAAATTATAAGCAAAGAACTTGCAGCGTGGGCAAAGAAATTCCCTGATGAATTTTACGAAAATATATATAGGTTAAAAAATTGGCCATGGCAAGGGATGAGCAAAAACAGGTATAGCGTTGTATCACATTACACCAGGGACTTAGTTTATGACCGACTGGGGGATGGCATCCTTTCTGAACTCGAAAAAAAATCACCCAAAGATGAAAAGGGAAATAGAAAAAATAAACTCCACCAGTGGTTAACTTCAGACATTGGAAATCCAATGCTTTCTCAGCACCTTCACTCGTTAATAATGCTGCAGAGATTGGCCATATCGAATGGGCACGGATGGAATAGATTTGTCAAAACTGTAGATCAAGTAATGCCCAAGAAAAACGGTACCTTAGAGTTAAACTTAACAGACGAGTTCTGATGCAATGCGGTGTGCAGCGTCATTTCACTGATACCTTTTACTGCTTCAGAGCCTGCTACTCCTTGACCCAAAGGGCCGTAAGAGGCTATCTCCTAGGGTTATGGCCTGCAATCGCTCCACGCGCACGGCGGTGATTTCCAGCATGATGCGGGAGGCCCAGCGCGGCATGTGAATTGACGGTTTCCAGCCCTGACGGATATTGTCATCCATGTCCTGGTATTCAGGACGTGGGCCCCTATCAGCTGCATATTTGCAAAATGCTGGTGTCTCGAATGGAGCGCTGTCTTTCGCATATGCATCCATCTGATCACAGTCGAACAACGGCCCCTGGAACGTCTCGCGCACCCAGAGTCGATCTCCCGGCTTTCCGTGAGGACAGACTACATGAGCAAAATTGCGGTTAGTCTCACTATCACTGCTACCTGCGCCATAAAGACGACCATTCCATGAAAATCCAGATCCAGTAGTTAACTCTGGCTGTGGTTTCACAAGCCGCCGCGTCTGTGTCTTCCGACCGTCCAGCAGCGCCCGGACCATCTCTGCGTTGAAAATAATGCCGCGATCTTTCATGCTGCACGCTCCTGTTTTGACATCAGCGCTTCACGAACGCACGGTTTGTAGTAGTGATGGAAAGCGAACGTAAGACCGAGTTTTGTTGCGCTTTGGTTCTTATTGCTCAATAAGCCGAGCTCCATGCAGATGGTTGTCGCCGTCCAGCCAGAGTGATAGCCTGCGGCACGCTTCATAACGGTTTCTGCCAGGATGGTTCGAAAGTCGGTGCGCCCGAAATTAGTACCCTCAAACGCCTTATTCACGACTTCATCAGTCAGATGTGAATCGTCAACGATGCTCATGCCGTCACCCTACCTGCGCTGCCAAATATTTTGTGGATGTGATAGCCCCGCCAGTTGCGGCGACACTGTTCAGCGATCGGCAAATTCTCCATAGCCAGTTCCCGCCCCGCTCGGTAAATCGCTGGTGTGCGGCCTGTGCGCATCTTGACTATCTCAACCTGCCCTTTTTCCGTCAGGGATTTAAGCGCCCAGGCTATGCCTGAATAGCTAACCCCCGGATACGCTTCACTGATCTGGCTTACGGTGGCGGTCTCATGCGTTCCAAAAAATGCCAACACCGCCTGGCCTGCTGTCAATGTGCTCATTCTGCCGTCTCCTCTGTCTGAATTTCGCTTCTCTGCTGATCCCACTGTTCGCGCAGAACCCGCTTCATCGTCAGTTTTGAGGTTCCAGTGTGAAAACTTTTCTGCACACGATGGTGGTTGTAGGGGCATTTCAGCACCCCGGCAGTGATAAATGCCCGGTCTTTAAAGCCGTATTCAGTCGAAAGGTTGCACGTTGGGCAGCGCGGCATTTCAGTACCAGTTGTCATCGTCACTCCCCCAGCACCCATCGGTTAAAATTGCGGAAATCCCCCAAACCACCAGCATGATCAGCACAACACAGACCACCCAAATCAGAACAGCAGCAGTCACGGCATCACCTCCTGGATAAGATGTTTGTGTTTACTGAGCTCACGAACTGCGTCACGCAGCCGTTCAAGCTGGGCGACTTTGGCTTTTGCACGACGGATCTCTCGGCTGACACCGCGAACCGTTGGAATCACCATCTCACCCCGGCGGGTGGACGTGAATGGCGTGATGGACTCCAGCACAGCCGCAACGCTGTCGGTAGGCTGCACAGCATCTTGCGTAGGCTCAACGGATAACCAGGTCTTACCCTGCTGAACTACCCATCCTTTCCGCTTGTAGTCCCAAAGTTGGTTTATCACCTCACGCTGGGTTAACCCGGTACGTCTGGAGATCTCGAGAGACGTCGCCTTTTTCATTGCCTCAAGGGCTTGAAGTACAGTTTCCATAACTTCTCCTAGTTGAATTCCGATCCCCTAAAACCTTTAGGGATTGCGCTATCTGGTTGTGAAATGGTGTTTATGTCGCGCTGCTGGGCCTGATACCCAATTCCTGAACCCAGTCGCAGAACCAGGTCATCCCATTTTTCCCGCAGCTTGCCGGGACTCAGAATGTTGCGACACCAGAATGGATCGCTCTGAACTCGCTTGAACAAGTCGCAAATTTGTCGATGGGTGCGGCTGTCGATGGTTCTCATCAGGCGGATCTCATTCGCCCAGGCTTCCCAGTTCGGGTCTTTTGGACGTGTAACCTCGCCGTCAGCCTCGGCAGCTTTTTCGTAGAGTTTTTTGATGCGGGCGAAGATCCATTCAGCACACTGATGGTCCTCGGGAGTTCCCCACTTGGTCTTCTGGATCGCGTTGTTGTTTTGAGAGGAATTTTCGGTGTCCGGGGATTCGTCAGAATTCTCGGACGAAGAGATCTGTTTTATATCTGTTGTAGTCTCTGTAGTAGTCTCTGTATGAACAACGGACCGTTTTGACCTCTTGCGCGGGGTCACATTGCCCCGTTGCACTGGCTCAACTTGACCGCTTGCATCGTCGCAATTTGAACCGCTGCATGGGGTCAAATTGACCTCACCGGAAATCAACGGGTTGTCATAGTTGATGGTATAAAAATTGGTACGATCACGGTTATCGTCTGACAGCCTGGCGACATCAATAATCCCGGCCTTCACTAGTGAGGCCAGAGTCCGCTTGATAGTGCTGACGGAATAAAAATCAAAGCTCTTTTGCTTCCACTCTTCGTGGGTGTTATAGACCCACTTGCGCCCTTCGTGCATCACGCCTGACGTTGTGTCATTTATCCAGTAATGCAGTTGCTGGAGAACAATGGCCTCATTCAGACCAATGGCTACAGCGAGATCCGGATTAATCACAATCGGATGTTTTGCGTAGAGTAGGCTCACTCTTCCACCTTCCTAAAATCACGTTCGAACACCCTGCGGTTTACCTTGCAGAGATCGCCACCTGCGCGGCGGAATAACACCGTGTTCCGGTTTAATTCCAGGAGGATCACCACATGTCCGTACCGGTCTTTGTATCGCTTCGCCGGTACGACAACGACACCGCATTTGCACGGCGCTGCACCGGGAGTATTACGCTGTAGCACACAGCGCAGACGTTCGATTGGGGTACACATGGGCCGCCTCCTGATCTCGCTATATCGCGCGCTGTCGAGCGTGCGAAAGGTCGACATTGATACCAATCAGGTCTGCCAAAGCGGCAATGGCCTCAATGCCTTCGCGATAGATAACCGTCTTTGGCTTGCGCATCAGCACGGCGTTTGTGGCCTCGGTACATTCACGGTTGGCGTTCGCGATCTGACTGTGTACGTCGTGCAGCTGCTGCATCTCGGCATCAATGGCAGCCATAACCGCAGGTGCCAGGTCAAGAGCCTGCTGGCGATAATTCGCGGTGTTATTACGGAATGCGCGCTGAATGCGCTGCGTGTTGTTATGCAAGCGACGACTGTAGTCATCGGCGTCAGTGATGCCGTCCAGCACTTCAAGCAATTCGCCGACATGATGTTTCGTAATCAACGGGACAACCGCTTTCCAGCGCCCTTCGGCCCATGCCTCAAGCTCAACAGCGATAAGTTTGAGATCCATTATTCAGACACCATGTTTTCAACTGCAGTATTCTTGCCCGCAAGAGGGGGGAAGACGCTGTCGAGGGTGCAGTTGCTACCAAGTTTATTTAAAGCCTCAACGATACGGCGACAGTCACCCAAACCAGGCTTCCTCAGGCCAGTCTCATAATTTGATAACCGAGACTGCCGCCAACCAAGGGTTCCGGCTAAAGACTCTTGAGTTAACTTCAGGGCAATCCGCTCTTTGGAGATGTTGTTCATATTTGCCTCAATTTCATTCGACACAACAATTAAACACGACTCGTGTTTAAAATGCAACACGATTTGAAGTGTTTGTTTCAACACGCAATGTGATAGAAAGATTTCATGAACATGAATGAGCAGATCGCTAGCCGCCTTAAGGCAGCGCGAGAAAAAAAAGGAATATCCCAAAAGGTTCTGGCTGACCGTTGCGGGTGGGCGCAGTCGCGCATTGGTAATTATGAGTCAGGGGCCAGAGCGATTGGTCTTGATGACGCTATATCTATGGCGCGGGAGTTAGGAATTTCAGCTGTTGAGCTGGTATTTGGCGATGAAGGACAAAGTTTAAGGAGGCTCAATGAAAAGCAAACTCACATGCTTGATTTGTTCGATCAGCTTCCAGACAAAGAACAAGACAATATGATGCAGGCGTTCTCAAAAGTCCTGAAGGACAACGATGAATGGGTAGAAAAATACATTCTTCGCAGAGATAAAAGTAAAGACATCTGATCTACCACTCACTCAAAAACTCCCGCTCCTGCGGGATTTTTTTTGCCTGTCATCTTTCCCCTACAAAAAATAAAACACATCGCGTGTTGACTAAAAATCACGTTAGGTGTTTAATCTATCACATCAGCAACACGCAGCGGGTTTAACAATCAACCCAATGCAGGGCGCTAAAGGTTTGTAAACAGTTCCGCCGCCCCGGCGATAAGGGGGAAACAGAAATTTTATGATCAGGAGCCTTCATGTCGAGAATGTATGTTTATCCGGGGTTTGTACGGCTTCGTGGAAAGTTCGAATTGGTGTTTTTCGCCAAGCTGACACGGATTTTGATGATGAACGGATTTGATAATGCGCGACTGAATTCACGTTGTCTGAGCGATGGTTTCAACATTGCTGAATGGAGCTTCGAAAGTGCAGCAATGTCAGTAGAGGCGGCGGATATCCTCGCGGATTATTTTGAAGACATCCGTCACCCTTACTTAGTTACCAGAATTTGCGTTCCGCATTGCGGAGATGAACAATTTTTATCAGTTCCGCCTGAGCAAGACCGGTTGTGAGGAGTTATACCGGCATTATTAACAATTACATTGAGGGAGTTGGTATGACATTTGAAGAATTACGACCAGAGATTCAGGAAATCGCAGCGCAGACGCTGTTCAAAATGCTAACGAACGGCTACTGCTCGAACAAAGAAGAAGCTATTGAGACTGCTGCCAACGTCAAAGCAGCATTCGTGAAGGTCTTTACTGAAGAGGAATACGCGGCGAGAGATAAATCAGCAAAGACTTGCGCTTTCAGGACGCAAGACCCTGCTCAATTCAATTTCGTGATAAACACGATCACCCCTTTGCCATGCAATGGAGATGGAGTGAGCCGTGTTTATCACGATACGATGATTAAGTGTCTAAAAATCGAAATTGAAAAACTAAGAAGTCGGATCGCGGTGGCCGAAATCGTTGCCAACTAAGGAAGCGGATGGCAGTAAGGATGCGCTTTGTTCAAATTCACAGACAAAGATATGCGCGTTAACACCAGCACTGCTTGCGATTGAATATGTTTGATCAGCGACATTTTGACAATTCATTGTGCTGTTAAATATGTAACCACCTGGAAGCAATCTTAGCCTCTCTTCGTGCGCTTCGATTGTTTTCGCGTAAAGAAAATTAGCCATAAATTCTTCAAATTTTTTGGCCTGTTCGACTGTAGCTTCAAATAGCCGAACGTGAACATAAAACTGTTTCATTAGATTTCCTTGCTGGCTGTGTGAGAACTCCAGCATACCACCGAGCCTGATGTGGCGAAAAGACAGGCGCATTAATTGCTTAAACACAACATGAAAGCGCATTCCTTCCGGTGGGGATCGGTTTGTCAGATGCTGGAGTGCGCTTCCAGTTGTAGTTTAACAGTCAGCTATTTAGCAGGAGTTATTATGCAAGACCAGCATTATGGAACAATGGAAGTAATTCGCCAATGTGCCGTACCCGGCTCAATGGTTAAATATAACGACCGAATTTATAAAGTTCATGCAAATACGCGCGGTAAGATTGCCATATCAAATTTGCGTGAGCAGTTTATTGTTCGAGATATTTTCGTAGAGATATTACTCGACAGAAAAGGCGAACCATTAATTAACTAATTTCGAATCACTTTAATTCATGCCTTAACTGGCAGGGATTGTTACACCCAAAATGCGCCAATGCGCTTATTAAATCGGAGATATCAAGATGGGATTTTTAGGATTTGGCAAGAAAGCACGTAAAGCAGTAACCGAAGTGAAAAAGATGGAAAACCGTGATGCTGTCGAAGCAACGGTTTGGGGCGGTTATATGATTGCCTATGCCGACGGCACGTGCGATGCGAAAGAAATTGCGGTGCTGGAAAAGACTATTGCCGCACTTCCCGCCTTCGCACCTTTCGCTGGTGATATCGCACAGATGAGCAGCAATATCCGCGCTCGCTATGATGCGTCACCACGCTCAGCGAATGCGCAGGCCATCCGTGAACTGGAAGATGTTGCAGGAACCAAGGACGCTGTTGATGTGCTGTGCTTATGCCTGGATATCGCGGACCAAGATGGTATTGGCGAAGAAGAACAGGTTGTGTTGAAGAAAATTGCACAAGCTCTGCAGTTGTCTCTGGATCAGTACCTGTAATGAAAGACATGCCTGATGCGCTACGAATCGTGCTGGTGCTTCTGTTGGCATTCATGTCTGTGGTGACAGACTTCACCAGCTATCTACTCTCGTTTATCAGCGATGCTTTCTTTGTCGGCGCTCTGCTTTGGGTTGTCTGGCCCGTATTGAAACGAGACTGAATTATATCCGCCCTTCGGGGCGGTTATTAAAGTTCAAATTATGACTACAGCACATTGCTCTTATTGTGGAAAGCAAAGAGATATCAATGACCTTATTTCTGCATTTAAACGTCCGTATGCAAAAGCAGCACCACGGCAAGTTTATTATTGCAAAGATACTAATTGTTATTCGAGAAGTTCCGGTAAAAACAAAACACTCAAACAGATACAAAAAAAGATTAGTAATCGCCGCAATTATTCTTCAACTCGTAATTATTGACAGGACTTAATAATGTCTATTTCAGCGCCAATAAAATATGGCTCGGTGTGCAGCGGGATTGAAGCCGCCAGTATCGCATGGGAGTCACTCGGCTGGCAGCCAGCATGGTTTGCTGAGATTGAGGCTTTTCCGTCTGCTGTTCTGGCCTGTCAATGGCCTGATGTTGTCAATCTCGGTGACATGACCAATATTGCCGCCGCTGTGCGTGCAGGTGGCATTGCCGCGCCAGATGTACTGGTTGGCGGCACGCCGTGCCAGGCATTCAGTATTGCCGGTCTGCGCAATGGTCTGGACGACGAGCGCGGGCAGTTAACCCTTTCTTACGTGGAATTAGCTAATGCAATCGACGACAAACGCCGCGAACGCGGAGAAGAAGAAGCGATCATCGTCTGGGAAAACGTCCCCGGCGTGCTCAGCAGCAAAGACAATGCCTTCGGGTGCTTTCTGGCAGGACTTGCCGGAGAAAGCTGCGAGTTGCAGCCAGCAGGGGGAAAATGGACGTACGCAGGTTGTGTGTCTGGACCACAAAGGAATATCGCCTGGCGTGTCCTTGATGCTCAATTTTTCGGAGTGGCCCAACGCCGCCGCCGTGTGTTCGTTGTCGCAGGTGCTCGAAAAGACTTCGATCCCGCAGCGGTACTTTTTGAGCTCAACAGCATGCGCCGGGATACTCCGCCGCGCCGAGAAACGCAACCGGAAGTTGCCAGCTATGTTGGAAAACGCACTGATGGCGGTAGTCACTGGGACAACCCAGTAAATCTACACCCCACCCTGAACCAGTCCAACAACATTGGAGGTATCGGGCAAAGCAATCAGGAGATTTTTGCTCAGCGCGGATCCGGATTGGTAAGCGAAACACAATATGGTTCGGAACTCGCGGGGACTCTAACAGCGCGGCATGATTCATCACCCTGTGCAGATCGTGGAATGAATGTACTTGTTACTGATGCTTATTCCGATATCTCCCGCACGCTGCTGGCGAAAGAAAACGACAGCACCGCTGAGGATTTGGATACCTATGTCGTGGCTTATGGTGGTGGCAATACCAGCGGAAATATTGACGTAGCAACCGCATGCACGGCCCACGGTGTACGGATGGACTTCGATACTGAAACATTCGCAGTTCACGGCACGCAAGATCCTGACACTAATCACGAGTTGGCTCATACGCTGGGCCGCAATCATGGTCAGGAAAACGCAGTGTGCTACGGATTTAAACCCGGTCAGGGCTTCCCGGTGATCGCTTTCAGCCATAAAGACCACGGTGCTGACGCTACTGTCGATATGACACCAACTTTGCGCGCTGGAAATCATGACAAAAGCCATGCCAATAGCGGACAGCCACCGGCAATCTGTCAGTTTGGAATGCAAGTTCGTCGACTTACGCCTGTTGAGTGCGAGCGCTTGCAGGGATTTCCTGATAATCACACGCTGATCTCATGGCGTGGGAAGGAGCCAGAGGTTTGCCCTGATGGCCCACGATACAAGGCGATCGGCAACAGCATGGCTGTACCGGTTATGCGCTGGCTCGGCGAGCGTATCGCCGCGGCACTGCCCGTAGAAGAACCTGCGCCACGCAGCTGGCAGCGCCCGTTCCTGAAATGGGCTGGCGGGAAATATGCCCTGCTCCCTGAGCTCTACCAGCTCCTTCCTGCCGGGAAGCGCCTGATTGAGCCGTTTGTTGGTGCCGGATCCGTTTTCCTTAATTCGGATAAGCACGCCAGCTTTCTGCTCGCAGACGTTAACCCGGACCTGATTAATCTTTATCAAATGCTGGCAGTGGCGCCAGAGTGCGTGACTATCTCGGCACGGCACATGTTCGACACTCTCAACTCAAAAAATGATTACGCTGATATCCGCTCAAAATTTAACGCACAGACTCTGGATAGCATAGAGCGGGCTGCAGCCTTCCTGTTCATCAACAGGCATTGCTTCAACGGGTTGACCCGTTACAACCAGGCTCACCAGTTTAATGTTGGCTGGGGCAAATACCCTGCCCCCTATTTCCCTGAAAGAGAAATCAAAGCATTCACATCTGTGGCTGAAAACTGCGTCTTCATGAATGCCGATTATCGCCGCACGCTGGCACTGGCTGGCGAAGGTGACGTGGTTTACTGCGACCCACCTTACGAGCCTCTGCCCGGCTCGGCTGGGTTCACGAACTACGCCGCTGGCGGTTTCAATTGGGATGATCAGGTGTTACTCGCAAAGTGTTGTGCAGCAGCTGCGTCACGTGGCGCCAGTGTTGTTATCAGCAATTCAACTGCACCACGACTCCTGGAATTGTACGAGGGCCACGGTTTTAACATACACCGGGTTGGCGCTCGCCGCTCCATTGCCGGGAAGAGCAAAAAGCAGGAACAGGCAGAAGACATTATCGCGGTGATCTAACCGCACTCAGGGATTACTGATTTTTGAAAATCAACATGACACCGCGCAGCTGATTATAGTTGCCCGGCAGCGAGGTTATATATGGCTGCGCCACAGGTTGTTTATAACGTTGGGTGGGTTGTTGGTGAGGGGTTAAAGGCAATAACGGGTCTTCCCGAAAGACAGTTAAAAGCCTATCGGCAGGAGCGTTGGATAGAAGGGGTGCATTTTAAGAGGATCCCAGCGAAAGAAGACGCCGAAATAGACCGGGCAACAATCTGGTACTACTACCCGCTAATTGACCAATTTATTCAGGAAGCATAATGAACTTACCAACCGGAGTTGAACTGCATAATAATAAAATTAGGATCAGCTTCTACTATCGCGGCACCCGCTGCCGCGAAGTTCTTCGTGGTTGGGATGTAACAAGCGGCAATGTTAAAAAAGCGGGTAACTTACGAGCGGCTATTGTAAGTGAAATCCAGTTTGGCACTTTTGATTATGCAATGCGCTTCCCTGAATCAAAGGCACATAAAAAATTCAGCTCTGTACAGCGCATCAAATCCTTTAAAGAGCTGGCAGACTTGTTCCTGGCATCAAAGGCGCTTGAAGTATCTGCCGCATCACTGGCCACAACTACGTCCAGTATTAATACCCTGCTTCGTGTTGTCGGCGACAAGACACCGATTGCAGACATTCAGCATGCCGATCTGCTCAATTATCGCCGTGAACTGCTAACCGGTGATGTCACGAATGTGAAATTTCCCTGGTTAAACAAGAAAGGCCGCTCAGCGTCGACCGTCAACATTCTCATCAGTCTGCTGTGTTCTATGTTACGACTTGCCAATCGAAGTCAGTTTATAAAGCACGCTCCCTATGAAAATATTAAGCAGCTGAAAAAATCCAAACCAGATCCAGACCCGCTTCTTATCAATGAATACCACAGCATGCTCGATGAGATGCGACCGCAGCACGCCATTTTATGGACCGTTGCAGTGCATACAGGAATGCGACATGGTGAGTTGTGTGCGCTCGCCTGGGAAGACATCGACCTTGAAAGAGGGATTATCCACGTCAGTCGAAATTTGACCGCTAAAGGGCTATTCGTACCGCCGAAGACTGATGCAGGCATTAGGAAGATAACTCTGCTTCAACCAGCCATCGATGCCCTAAACGAGATGCACAAAATCACTGGTGGCCACGGTAAAAGAGAAATCACATTCCATCACCGTGAACATGGCAAAACCGAGCAGCAACAGTTCAGATTTGTATTTCAACCATCCTCATATTCACGCACCAAAAAAGGCCACTACTCGACAAACTCGATTGCCTACAGCTGGGAAACTGCCATTAAGCGTGCTCGCGTTCGCCCACGCGATCCTTATCAGTCCCGACACACCTTTGCATGCTGGTCTCTTTCTGCCGGTGCCAATCCCTCATTCATTGCCAGTCAAATGGGGCACGAAGATGCGCGTATGGTTTATGAGGTTTACTCAAAATGGATCGGGGAAATGGACGCAGATCAGGTCAACATGCTCAATCAAAAACTTCCATCAGCTATGTCCCCATTACGTCCCAACAACAAAACCGCACTTAGAAAAATAATGTGA